CTCGAGATTAGCGAGTTTGGGGATCGGGCGCTCTAAACGCTTGCGGTTGGAATCCTCGACGGCCAGTTCGAAAAGGATCGGATCGAAGTCCACGAGACCGGGGAGGTCATGTCGCTTGGCGAAGCCGTCGGCCAGAAGAGGACCGAGAAAGGATTTCTTCCGAAACTCCTCAAGGTTTTCACCAGGAGTACGCTCGAAAATCAGACGTTTCTCAACACTCGGTTGGAACATAGAGCGATACTTCGCTGAATGGTGAGGGAAGAGGTGGGCGTGGCTACTGAGATCAAGGGTCTCACTATGGTTCATGTGAGACCACTCGCCCTGCTCATCGATGTATTCGGAGCTCTCAGGGTCGGAGAGATCACGCGCTTCCAAGAATAAATCATGGGAACGGGGGGCAGCCGCGGGGCAGGGAACATGCATGTCTTCCGGTTCATCAGGTGGGGAAGCGCGTGGGACAGCAGGGACAGGTAGAGAGACTAAAACACTGCTCTTCATGAACGGACCGAGACCCTCAAATTTCGAAACGGGTGTGTCGAAACGATCACCCAGCGAGCGAAGAGCGCCACCGACGGGAAAAGTGGGGGCGACCCGCCAGTCCTCATACGCGCCAGGATCTATGGTGACAGGTACGAAATGCTCGATAGAGCGGGGAGCAGCTCCACCGAGAAGCGTCGCCAGAATAGGCTTGAGATTCATGACGCGTTGGATCTCGGCCGCATTGATCGGCATGATGACGTGAATGTCGTGAGAGGTCCTGGTAAACGCCGTGTAAATCGCGTCCTCACCAGTCGAGTCCCCAACAAAGTTGGAGATCAGGATCGTGACAGGGGTGTCAAAATCCATGCCTCCGCATGAACTGTACGTGAAAGTGTCGTGGCGGGAAGCTCGATACAGCTCCTGCTCCTTGATCGTGGGGACAATGAGAGGCCACGCCTTATTAATGGTGGTGGTCAAATGAATCCCGGCACCGTTGTTCATCTGGCTCGTGGGTATAATCAGGCGATAAGCTACAACGGGGTTAATCCGAAAGGAGTCTTCGAAGTAGGCCGTGATTTGGGGAGCGAGAAACACGCCTACGGATCGTCGGGGATCAATGACGGATTGAGTGTTCAACACAGAGGCGCCAGCTTGACGAGGATCCCCAAGATAAATAATGTGCTTGAGCGTGGGGACAGCCAGGATGAACAGCGAGTCGTAACCTTCGGGGTATTTCTGTGCTTCGTCGAGAACCAGAACCTCGGTGCGGCGTTTCAGGGCTCTTTCCAGGGTCTGGGCGACGAACTGGTTCTCTTTCGTAAGGCCGAGTTTCGTCTCCCATTGGTCACGTAATCGCTTGAGAGGGGAGACCACCATGAGGGACGAATCCAACACGCCCAGCGCAGAAGCAGCAAGCCGGACGCGTGTTGATTTGCCGCAGCCAGCCACACCAGCGAAGTACACACAAGGGATAGTGCGAATCTCCGCAAATTGCAGGGTGTTCTTCGTGCTGTCGAT